GAGGTACGCTACCTGTCCCGCTCAATTACTACGGCGCACACACAGGTCGTTGGTCGGCGAGCAAGGGCTCGGGGCTTAATCTACAAAACCTCAAGCGGGGGTCTTTCTTACGTAAAGCTATCCAAGCACCGGAAGGGTATACCCTTGTCGTCTGCGATCTCTCGCAAATTGAGCCAAGAGTCTTGGCGTTTCTTTCGGACTACGAAACTCTACTTGACATCTTCGCTTCGGGGCAAGATGCGTATGCGGCATTTGGTGCGCAGATGTTCGGCATCCCGAATCTCAATAAAGAGGAGCATCCCGATCTACGCCAGTCGGCTAAATCGGCACTTCTAGGTTGTGGCTACGGCATGGGTTGGGCTAGCTTTGCGGCTCAATTGTTGACTGGATTCCTGGGCGCGCCCCCAACGATGTACGACAAGGCATTTGCTAAACAGCTTGGGGTAACTAGCCAAGATATGCAAGACTTTGTTGGTTGGGAAAAGAACCTAGAGAAGATGCGGGAAATCCCTCATACTTGTACGGAAGATGAGCTCTTAATTCATTGCGTGTCAGCCAAGAAGATCATTGATATCTACCGAAGCAAGGCTCAGCCAGTTGTTGCTTTTTGGCAACTATGTAGCGATTCAATTTTGTCTTGCCTGTCAAGAGGTAAAGAGTTTGCTTACAAGTGCATTACATTTAAGAAGGAAGCAATTGAGTTACCTAGCGGGCTATCTATCCGCTACCCAAACCTTGAAGGTCATGCCGACAACAAGGGTAGAATCCAATGGCAGTATGGCGGGGATGACAAAAACAAGCCTAAGAAGCTATATGGTGGTAAAATTGTAGAAAATATTGTTCAAGCAGTAGCAAGGTGTGTCATGACGGATGGTATGCTACGGATACAAAAGAAGTATCCGTGTGTATTAACTGTGCATGATGAAGTTGTAGTACTAGTCCCCGAATCCGAAGCCGAAGAAGCTGAGATTTGGGTACACGCGCAGATGGTTGCAGATCCAAAATATATGTCAGGAATCCCTCTTGACGCTGAGACCGGCTGTGCCAAACGATATGGAGAAGCGAAGTGAAAAAGCAATATGCAGTACCAAAGGTAGTAACAATCGGCAAACGCAAAATCAAAATAGGTGTATACGATTCTGTGTATGTTGGTTCGCAACAATGTCGCGGTGCTTTCTATTGGGAAGATGGAAAGATATGCGTATCTAAACAAGCGGCAACAGATCAGCATAATACTTTGTGGCACGAGATTACCCACGCTATTTTGTATGACATGGGTAAACATAAACTTAACCGCGATGAGAAGTTTGTAAGTGGTTTTGCCAACCGCCTCGAGCAAGCAATACGAACAGCTAAATTTTAATGACACCAATTAAGTGGAGCCATTCAGGGCTTAAAGATTACGAAGGTTGTGCTAGGCGGTATCACGAAATCAAGGTACTTAAAAACTACCCATTTACTGATACCGTTCACACTATCTACGGCAAACAAGTTCATGAATCAGCAGAGTTTTATATCAGGGATGGTAAGCCTTTGCCACCTGAACACGAGTTCATGAAACCTATACTGGATAGCTTACTTAAAAAGACAGGACGCAAACTAGCTGAGTATGAAATGGGGCTAAGGGAGAACCTTTCCCCATGTGACTTTAAAGCGGACGATGTTTGGGTGCGCGGTATTGCCGACTTACTTATTATTGATGACGATGGCTTGAAGGCTTGGGTCATTGACTATAAGACTGGCAACGACAAGTACCCCGACCGTGACCAGCTAATCCTGATGTCCTTGATGGTGTTTGCTCACTTCCCCCACATACGGCAAGTTAATTCGGCTCTACTATTTGTAGTGAAAGGTAGCGCAGTTAAGCATAAAATGATGCTTGAGGATGTTGACTTTCATTGGTGGAGATACAGGGAACGGGTTGCAAAGCTCGCTGCTAGCTACTCTAATGACGTATGGAATCCAAACAGCACCCCGCTATGCGGATGGTGCCCCGTAAAGAGTTGTGAGTTTCACCCTAAGCACTAAGGAATAGATATGGTTTACAAAAGAGATTACAAAGCCGAGTACGAAAATTATGATGGCACAGAGAAAGTAAAAAAGAAACGCGCCCAACGCAACAAAGCTAGACGTATGCTTGAGCGTGAAGGCGTAGTAAGTAAAGGTGATGGCAAGGATGTAGACCATACTAAGCCATTGAGTAAAGGCGGTAAAACGGTACGCAGTAATCTTAAAGCAAAGAGCGCTAGTGCCAATAGAAGTTTTGCAAGAAAGTCAGACGGCTCAATTAAATAGGAGGAATGATGCCAAACGAAGGAGCAGGATCAGGCTATGCTTGGTTCTCAGACGATACAGTTATGGTAGTAAGACAGAAAGATGGTTCATTTACAGCAACTCCGATAGAAGGTATCGGTGATATCAACAGCACAGAAAAAGGTTCAGGTGCAAGATACAACAGCGGTAAAGCGAACTTTAGTTTAATACCACTTAGCACCCTTGAAGATGAAGCGCGTGTATGGGAGTATGGAACTAAAAAATACAACGCTTGGAACTGGGCTAAAGGAATGCCTTGGTCTGTTCCGTATGCTTGCGCTATGCGACACTTGTCCGCTTGGCAACGAGGTGAAGAGATTGATCCTGAGTCAAACCTACCCCACCTAGCCCATGTAATGTGTAACATTCGTATGCTTATTTTGTATGCAAAAACTTATCCCGAGGGTGACGACAGACCACCTAAGGAGCTCATGCCATGAGCCACACAACGCCTACGGTAGTAGTAGATAGCGGTGCAAGCGTAATCGAAGGAGCAGAAATGAACGCAAATGAACTAGCTGATAAATTAGAGCAAGGTCATTGGGAAGGTGGCACAAGAGAACAAGCAGCCACCATGCTACGCCAGCAACAAGAAAAGCTGACCAAGTACGAACTGCGCCATGTTGCACAGCGTGACAGAATTGCGATATTAGAAATGCAACATAAACAGCAACAAGCTGAAATAGAAGCGTTGAAAGCAAAAACACTAACAGATGAGGAAATAAGAGAATTTATAACTGTGTTTCCTATTATTTTTACTCCAATGGATTTGCTTGGGTTTGCTAGAGCAATACTAAGAAAGGCGCAAGATAAATGATAACTACAAACGAAGGAAACGATGATGCAAATCATAGAGAACAAAGCTCTAGTATTCAGGACTAGAGACCCCGATAAGTACAGTATCATACCCCGCAGTAAAGTAGTTGGTGAGCAAAACGGTGTGTATGAAATGGCAGTATTTTGGGGTTTAGATGAAACAAGAGTATTGCGAAATTTAGGTGTTAAAGATATAACTTCGCCCATTACGGCTAGGTATGACTGGCCTGGGAGACACAAACCATTTGCTCATCAGATTGAAACCGCATCATTCTTAACCTTGAACCCAAAGGCATTTGTATTTAATGACCCAGGGACTGGTAAGACACTAAGCGCTTTATGGGCAGCAGACTACTTGATGAGACTTAAAAAGGTTAGACGCTGTTTAATTCTGTGCCCGCTATCAATCATGCACGACGCTTGGATGAGTGGTATATCTAACAGCATAATCAACCGATCTGCAATTGTGGCGCACCATGCTCAAGCTAGTCGGCGTATCGAAATGGTTCAAGGCGATTACGAGTTTGTTATTGTTAACTATGATGGATTAAACTTAATTGCCGACGAGGTTGCGATAGATGGGCGGTTTGATCTGATCATAGTAGATGAAGCAAACGCTTATAAAAACGCTGGCACTAAGCGTTGGAAGTCGCTTAACAAAATTGTGCGGCATGATTCCATGTTGTGGATGATGACTGGTACGCCTTCTGCACAATCACCAATGGATGCGTATGGTTTAGCCAAGCTTGTTAACCCAACCAATGTACCTAAGTTTGCTACTGCATGGCGTGACAAAGTTATGAAGAAGCTTACCCAATTCAAATGGGTTCCTAAAAGTGGAGCGGCTGAGGCGGTATTCAATGCTTTGCAGCCAGCCATTAGATTTACTAAAGAAGAGTGTACGGACTTACCACCGGTACTTACTGAGACACGTGAGATACCACTTACCCCACAGCAAGTCAAGTACTATAAGTTGCTTAAAGAACGTATGGTTATGCAAGCATCAGGGGAAACCATTACTGCGGTTAATGCCGCGGCTGGCGTATCAAAGCTTCTACAAATATCAGCTGGCGCTGCTTACACAGATGCCCATGAGGTTGTAGAATTTGATTGCGCGCCCCGCTTAAATGTTCTTCTAGAAGTGTTGGAAGAAACCAACAGAAAGGTGATTGTCTTTGCACCATTTAGGCACAGTATCGAAACCATCCACCAGCACTTACTTAAGCACAACATAGGTGCGGAGGTTATCCACGGGGACGTATCAGTTAACAAGCGTACAGATATATTTAAACGCTTTCAGACCGAGCCTAACCCCCGTATTTTAGTTATCCAGCCCCAGTCAGCATCGCATGGGGTAACGCTTACAGCGGCGGATACAGTAGTGTTTTACGGCCCCGTTATGTCTGTAGAAACCTACCTACAATGTATTGCACGAGCAGATCGTATTGGTCAGACTGGTACAAATGTAACTGTGATACACTTACAAGGTAGTGACATAGAAAAACGGATGTTTGCGCAATTAGAAAAGCGCGTTGAAGGGCACGACATTCTTCTCAACCTATATAAAGAGGAGATTGGCGAAATTTAAAAACCCACTATTGGGTTGTACAGTTGCCCGCATTGATGTATAATTGTTGACAAAGGAGGAAGTATGTCAGACGAAGTCATTCCGCTAGATAAACTAGCAAAGGTATATCGCAAGATATACGCAAGAACCAACGAGCTTACGACGGAGTACGAGTCCAAGCTTGAAGAACTGAAAGCACAACAGGAAGAAATTAAGAACGCCATGAAAGATCAAATGGTGGCGCTCGGTCTTCAATCTGTAAAAACAGATGAAGGCACAATCATCCTGTCACAAAAAACACGCTATTACACAGACGACTGGGATTCGTTCAAGACGTTTGCAATTGAGCATGATGCGCTGGACTTATTTGAAAAGCGAATTGCGCAAAAGAATATGGCGATGTTCTTGGAGGAAAATCCAGGGCTTGTCCCATTCGGGTTAAACTCCATGTCCGAAGTATCAGTATCAGTCCGCAAACCAACCAAATAAGGAGAAACAAATGGACGCAGCACAACAACAAGCCGTAGACCAAGCAGCGCGCAATATTATGCTCGAATTAAATCTACGCCAACAAGCTCTAGAACGCGCAGTTCAAACTGTGTATGAAGCCGATGCTTATGAAGTTACAAAAGTAGCTGAAGTATATTTAGAATTTTTACAAACCGGTGCGGCAGTAGCCAAGCCAACTGAAACAGGAGCAGCAACAAATGAGTAAAGAACTCACGACATTTAACCCCACTAAACTACCAGCATTTGCTAAATCGGTAGAGCTTTCTGATCTTGCTAAAAGCTTAGCTGGTGGTGGCGGTGGTAGTTTTGGTAAACGCATTTCTGTTAAGGGCGGTGTGTTCCGTTTGTTAGCGGGTAGCGAAGAAGTTGCATCAATTGACGACCGCCATTTGGATGTAGTTATTGTTCAAGCTGCGCCAAAGATTAGCCGTACATTTTATGCAGGCACTTATGAAGAGGGCGCATCTAAAGCTCCTGATTGCTGGTCAGCTGATGGTGAGAAACCTGACGCTTCTGCTAAAGATCCACAGTCTAGTAACTGCGCTTCATGTCCACAGAATGCTAAAGGCTCAGGTCAAGGCGATTCCCGTGCTTGTCGTTTTAGTCAGCGTTTAGCAGTTGTATTAGCTAATGATGTAGGCGGTGATGTTATGCAATTAACCCTTTCTGCCACATCTATCTTTGGTAAAGAAGAAGGCGACAAACGCCCATTGCAGGCTTACGCTAGATACCTAGCTGCTCAAAGCATTAGTCCCGAGACTGTTGT